TATCGATGTACCAGGTTATTCAGCAATTATTTTCCGTCGTACTTATGCCGACCTTGCTCTTCCTGGAGCCATCATGGACCGTTTCATTCATTGGATGTCAACAATTGATGACGTCAGATGGAACGCTAACAACTACACCGCCGTATTCCCTTCAGGAGCAAGAATTTCATTCGGATACCTCAATAACTCGCAGGACTTCCTTCGCTACAAGGGTGCAGAATTCCAATTTATTGGGATGGACGAAGTTACAGAAATCCGTGAATCAGATTATCGATACATGTTCTCTCGTCTACGTCGCCCTGGTTCTGGTCCCCTATCGCAAGTCCCATTAAGAATGCGATCCGCTTGCAACCCAGCACCCAACTGGGTTCGTCAACGATTTATTGTTGAAGGAATATCAGAAGGAAGAATTTTCGTTCCTTCAAAACTTTCCGACAACCCAGGAATTGATGCCGACTCATATCGTCAGGCACTCCAGGCTCTAGACCCGCTTGAACGTCGCAGACTAGAAGAAGGTGACTGGTGGGCGACAACGCTTGGTTCGATGTTCAGCAGAGAAGCAGTCGTTATCGTAGATCACTCTGATATTCCTTCAATCACAACATCTGCAAGAGCAGTCAGATTTTGGGACTTAGCAGCCACAGAACCAAGTTATACCAACCCAGACCCTGACTGGACCGTAGGCACGTTGATGCTTTTCGATGGTGGCGTAGCATATGTATTGGACGTAAAGAAAGCCAGAGTCAAAGGCGAAAAAGTAGAACAACTCATTGCTCAAACAGCATACGAAGACGGACACACTGTCGCCATCAGAATGGAGCAAGAACCAGGTTCATCCGGCAAAGCCCTAGTTGATCAGTATGCGAGAAATGTTTTACACGGATTTGATTTTGGTGGCATACGTTCAACTGGAGATAAAATAACACGAGCCAGACCATTTGCTGCTGCTGTCGCTAACGGAAACGTTCGATGCCTCAGAGGGCCTTGGCTTACAGACTGGCTTGATGAAATGTCTTCATTCCCTGAAGCATGCAACCACGACGACCAAGTTGACTCCGCCGTTAGTGCATTCACATATTTAGCAGGATTAGGCTTGCCTCAACGCAAAAGAGTTGGTATCATCGTCTGAAATCACTACGACGAAAGGACGCCAATGTCTCATCTAGAACGCCTAGAAGCATTCCGCAGAGAATTATCTGACATTTGTGCTGACATCAGCACAGAACTCACCAAAGATGGTGCTGTCATCGAGGAATCATGCACAAATTTAGTGCATATCTATAATCTTAAAAGAGATATTAATTATATCTACGATGAGATGGTCACTGTTATCGCAGATAAAATGCCACAGTCAATGATTTTCCTCCCAGATGGAACAGAGATTGAACGCAAACAAAGCGCCGACCGCAAAGCATGGGACCACAAAGGCTTGGCCGATGAAGTGGCCACAAGAATCTCTCAAATGGCAGTAGATATGGATACTGGGGAAATTACCTTGACACCACAAGAAATGATGATTAAGATGCTTGACTACGCAGCACCATCATATTGGAGAGTTGGCGAACTTGGGAAGATTGGGGTTAACCCATCCAAGTATTGCGAAACATCCGAAGGGCGTACAAGCATTGTTATTAAGAAAGGGAAAGTGTGATGCCTCAGTCACCAAGAAATAAACAATCATCAGATATTGCGGGCGCAATAGAAACAGAAACATTAGGAGAGGTCACTTATATGCATACTGAACAAACAAATGAAGAATTTTGGGCAGAAAGAGACAAGCGAGATCAGGTCGTCGCTGAACGAAATCGTTTAGAACAAGACAGAATGCATGCCGAATTAAGTGAACCATTTTCGGCAGAAGTTGAAAGAGAACTACGGAAAGGCGCAACAACGCTCATTTACATTCCTGTAAGTGAAGTTATCGCTCGCCTAAATCGTGTATTCGGTGTTCTTGGCTGGTCCTCTGAAATTATTAAATGTGAACGAGATGCTCTAGACCCAGACTGCATCGTTGCGCATGTTCGCCTTAAAGTTTCTAGTTCAGATTGGGGCGGGATGATTCAGAAAGATGGTTTTGGTGGACAGAAAATTAAACGCACTAAGACTGGCGAAATCGTAGACCTCGGCAATGAATTCAAGGGTGCTGTTTCTGATGCTTTAAAAAAGGCTGCTCAGCAGTTTGGTGTGGCGTTATATCTTTCTCGTTCAGACGAAGCATTGAATCAAGAGATTGAACGCGAACATGCAGCACATGCACCTAAAATTGATCCGAATATTTTGGCTTTGTGGAATAAGTTCCGTGAAGCAAGCAAAGATTTCTCTGCTGAACAGAAAACAAAATTGAACGAATTTTGGACTAAGTATTCTGGCGGTCGCCCAAAGCCTTCCCCCGAGACAGCAACAATGCAGGACATTATGGCTCTTATTGAGGAATCTACTCGTATTTCATTCCCTGGATCAGAGTTTGAGGGATGAGCGGGAATCAGCAAGGACCCCCTTATACTCCTCCGCCGTATCTATCTGCTTCATCAATGGGGACGTTCCATCAATGTCCTCTAAAATTTAAATATAACAAAATTGATGGCATCCCCGATAAGCCGTCAGATGCGACACTTCTAGGGAACTTCGTCCATGAAACATTAGAAGAGTTCTATGTCCTTCCTCCCGAGGAAAGAAATTTGAATTCAGCAAAAATGCTTGCTGCACAAGTGTGGTCTAATGCTAATTGGGAAGAAAGAATCCGTGGATATGTCCACCCTAATAACATTCGGCAATTTCGCTGGTCGGCATGGTGGTGTCTAGAGAACCTATTTAAGGTCGAGGACCCTTCGACTATCAACGTAAAAGGGATCGAATCTGAAGTAAATGGACCGATAGGTACGGCAACGGTAAAAGGTTTTATTGACCGTTTTGAAACAACGGAAACAGGAGTTTGTGTTTCTGACTACAAAACAGGGAAAACCCCAAAAAAATCATGGCTTGCTGACAAATATCTTCAACTTCAAATATATGCAACATTACTAAACGACAGCGGTGTTGCGAATGTCACAGAGATACAGTTGTTATATCTCAAAGACGGCGTTAACTTTACTCATCACCTAGTCGCAGAAGACTTTGAAAAAACAATAAAGTATGTTCAGGAATCACATGATGCGATACAAAATGCATGTGAAACTGGGAATTTTCCACATAACAAATCACGCCTATGCGACTGGTGTGCCTATAAATCAATATGTCCAGGATGGAAAAAATGACAACAATTACAGATGATGAAATAGTTTATATGGTTGCGGAAGAAGTAAAAAATAGACTTTCACCCGCTCAAAGAGGAATCCTTCTTAGTAAAGAAAACTGGGGACGTTGGCAAGAGTGCCTCCTTGCCCTTGTGAATAACCTAAATCAGCAATTGCGGAACATTGACGAGGATAGAAGCGCCGATGAAATGCGATTTCAGGAACTTGGATCACGCCGAATGCTTAGCGAAGCAACAAGCCAATACAAGCATCGTCAATTCAAAATAGAACGTTTTAAGTTTCATGTAGAAAAGCGTCTTGATGAAGTAACGACGATGATTGAGACCGGTAAGGCTTTCGATTCCAACGGGTGGAAAGAGGTCGAATTCTTGAAACGTGCGATTGCTAAGCATCGTGAGATGCTTCGTGAATATGACATGGAGCCAACACCTATCGACGAAGCACTTTGGTCTGCCCTTGTGGATAAGTGGGAATTCGATAAGATAGACGTGTCACAACTTTAATCTGGAGGACTATATGCGTCGACGTAGCAAGAAAAAAGAAGCAGAATACGTTGAAAGGCGCAAAGTAGTAGGGCGTTTACTTTCTGAACGCCCTTATTGTCAGGCCTGTCCAGTATTTGCCAAACATGACCAGAAGTCTACCTACACGCGTCGTGGAAGTGTTGATATCCACGAGTTAGTGAGACGATCTCAGGGTGGTTCAATTCTGGATGAGTCAAATTTGATGGCCGTATGCCGTGAGTGCCATACAAGAATTGGTAATCATCCAGCCTTAGCATTTGAACTTGGCTTAGCAAAGCACTCGTGGGATAAGTGACCCACTAGTCCCCCTGCGGAGAGTTGAACTCCGTCAAACATTTTATAAGAATGTTGTGCTAACCGTTACACTACAGGGGAGCATTTTATAACTCCTCTATAAGGAAACCATTTGCAATAAGCGTAGATATTGCTATGTCCATATCTTCATCGCTCGGGGCTTCCATTACTTCTTGTTTGAGTGATTGGATCAACATTAGCGGTATAGGCGAGTTTCGTAAGACTGTTTCAGTTCCGCGGGTATAACCGACGGGGTCCATCCATTCTACTTGTCTTCCTAGTTCATATTTGTATCCGGCTGATACTAGGGTTATTTCGTAGTCATTTGTTATTTCGTTTTGTTCGCAATGAGTGACCGTCAAACATTCATGAACAACATTTTTATCTTCAACAAATGCTTGCTGTAATTCTCTGCCTTTAAGTTTCTCTTTATTGTGAGTTTCAAAACCTTCCGCAACCAGCGTAATTGCATCAATTCCCCAAAATGTTTTCAAAGTAGCCAGCATGTCTCCGCATTTAGGGAGACGAGATTCCACGGGCTTGTTCATTTCGCTTTGCTGAAGTTGAGCAACAACAAGCAATTCGCCTTTCTTCCATGCAAAGAAATTAAATGCCAAATCTTCACCAACACCGAACTCTTCGACATTGATGTTTTTGGCTAATTGTGCACCCGTTAAAGCAAGAGCAATTTTGGACATTGAGTCTGGATAAATTTCCACAAGATGAACAATAATCTAGAAATAGTTCCTGCAGGGGAGGAAACTATCTGATAGTTTTTGCCCATGAGCACAAACAAACAAACACCAAAAAAGAAGTCGCAATCGCCTTCCAAGAAGGTTGCCCCAAAGGCACATTCTGGTGCACCTGCAAAAAAGGTTGCCGCTGCCACTTCTCCTAAAGTTAAGCAAAAGCCAGGCCCTAAGAAGGGTTCAACCAGAAAGGCTAAGCCAGAAATGACAGATACAGCAAAGAAGGCTGTATCAAAGAAGATCGTGGCAAAGAAGGTTGCACCAAAAGCAAATAAGGCAATTGGTTTAAACACTCTTAATTCTGAGTTGTTGGCATCAAAGAAGTTGTCTGCAGGTGCAGCCGATGAACTGAATGCTATGGCAAAGAAGTATAAGGAACAAATTGAAAAAGGTTCTTTGCGTTTCCTTGAGCAAGCAACTACTTCCGCAAACAACGCGACCCCTCAGGCTGATCTTCGTATTAACCTGTACAAAACTACGACCAGCGTTCAGCCCAATACCAAGCCATATGGCACTGCTGCCAAGAAAAAGGGTATTCTTTCAAGAATTGCTTCTTGGTTCCGTCCTTCGAAAAAGAAAACCGGCAAGAAGCGTTAGAAATTATCTATTATCACCTCCAATCGGCTATTATTACGATATCCGGTTGGAGGTGAAATAAATGAAG